GCGCGGCTTGCCGCCGCCGCTCATGCCCCCCGCAATGACCTCGAAATCCGCCGGCTCGTAGCGGTCGAGCGGATAGATGGACTGGTTCTGCGGGATGAACAGCGCGTCAATCTTGACGATGTTGGGGATCACCGCGAGGTCGCTTGCGGCGTACGCCTGTTGGCCGACGACGGTTTGAAACGTCTGGCTGCGCGTCACGTTGAACCAGAACCTTTGCCGGCCGTAGAACGCGATCGCGTCGCCGACCGCGCTTGCGATCTGGCTGGTCAGGTCCGTGCGCGTCAGGTCGGTCGCAATGCGGGTCTGCAGGTCGAGCAGCGTCGTCATGGGGAGGCACCTTCACCGAAGGAGCGGCCGGCGGCTCGATGGCCGCCGCGCCGAAGTGCAGCAGGAACGTTGCCGCGTCCATCTACTTGGTCCACCACTGCCCGTCGGCCAGGCAGTAGAAGATCGCGGGCGTGGTGTTGGTGACGGCGGTGAGCGGGGCGTTCTGGCCCAGCGTATTGATCTGGTCGCCGCCGGCCGCGCCGCCCTGCGTCTGGGAGGCCGGATACACCGCCATGCTCTGGGCGCCGTGGTTGATGACATCGACCTGCATGCCGGCCTTGGCGGGCGGCAGCACCGCGGCATCGCCGACGTTGGCGACCGTGGCAAAGCCGACCTGCGACGCCAGGATCGGCGTCGCGCCGGCCTGGGTGTGCACGGTCGAGGCGGTCAGGCCGTCCTGATAGGAAAAGGTCTGGAACGCGCCGCCGCCCGACGAGGTGTAGCCGGTGCCGAGGCCCTCGGTGTACCAGGCGCCCGCGGTGTGGCAGGCATAGATCACGACCGACCCGCGCATCTGCGACACGCCGGTGGCGGCCGGGGAATCATCGATGGTGTCGCCGCCGAAGCCGAACACCTGCATGGCGTTGCCGCCGCGGTTGGTCACCACGATGGTCATGCCCGGCTGCGACGGTGGCAACCGCACCGAGTCACCCGTGGTTGCCACCGTGACGATGCGGTTGAGCTCGGCGGCGAGCTGGGCCGCGCCCGCCTGGCCGCCGCCGGGGGTGGCGGTGATGTTGTCGGCGGAGGATTCCAGGAGGTAACCGACCTTGAAATATTCCGACTGGGATTCGCTCTTGGTTCCGGTGATCGTCACCATGGATGGGGTTCCTTGAAATGAAGGGAAAGATCGGCGCCAATCCCATCCACCGCGTCATGCCCGGGCTTGACCCGGGCATCCAGCTTGAACGCAGCGTGACGTGCGCCGTTGAAGCTGGATCACCGGGTCAAGCCCGGTGATGACGCAGAGAATGCGGAGCCGCGCTGCGCCCAAGGCAGTCGCGGCACGCGGCCACGCTCAGAGATCGTTGTTGGGGATGTACTTCACCATCACCACGGCCTGCCCGGCGGTCGCCGCCGCACCGGTCTGGGTGAAGCTGACGTTGAGCTGGCTGTCGGCCGCCAGCGGCCCGAGCGCCGCGCCGGTCGGCACGATGTTCTGGGTCAGCGCCGCGGCGGCGGGGTTGGCCGCGCCGGCCGCTACCACGTTGGCGGTCGCCGCGCCGATGCCGACACTGAGCACGTTGGTGGTGCCGGCGTTGAACGGCGTCACCACCTGCACGTCGGTGCCGATGAGGATGGCGCCGGCCGGCAGCCACTGCTTGGGGTTGCCGCTTGCGATGTTCGGGTCGTTGTAGTTGACGGTGAAGCGCGCATAGCCCACCTGCTGGCTGGTGTTGCGGCGCGCGGTCGAGCCGGGAATGCCGGTCGTCATGGCGGATGATCCTTGTGATGGAAGGGAGAAGGAAACACGGTTGACGCGGGAAGCGGGCGACGCGCGCCCGCCCCATCAAGCTCGGGCCTGCCGCCAGGGCGGCAGGCAGTCAGCGTCAGTGCGCCGTGGCGTAGGTGGTGGCGACGATGGTGCCGAAGTCGAGGCCGTTGAACACCGTCTTCTTCACGCCCCAGATGGTCTGTGACGAGATGCCGAGTTCGCGCTCGTAGTCGAACAGCTCCTCCACCCACTTGTAGTTCACGCCCTCGGAGAACTCCTTGCCGAAGGCGAGCGCGCCGGCCTGGGCGCCGGCGAACACAGCGCGACGCGTGCTGGTCTGCTGCGCACCCGCGTTGGAGATCCCCATGGGGATGCGGTTGGAGCGGTGCAGGATGACGCCGTTGTACTCGCCGAGCGCCCCGGTGTAGATCGGGCTCTTGGAGCCCGCGCCGCCAGCGAGCGCCGCCTTCTGGATATCCAGCCACTGGCCCGAGCTGGTGGAGGTGCGCAGGTCCGTGATCTGGTAGTCGTGCAGGAACATCAGGAACTTGTTCTCGCCCTGCACCTTGATCGGCCGGATCAGCGGCGTTGCCGTGTACGCTCGCTCCACACAGGTATCGATCAGCGCGAGGTTGAACGTCTTGGTGTTGTCGCTGTTGATCGTGGCGTCGTCGGTCGCGCCACCGCCGCGCACGATGCGGGTCGGCGCCGCCACCGTGTTGTTGCCGGCATAGCGCATGTCCGTCACCAGCGTGTTCCCGGCGAGATGGTTGAACATCGCGGTGTCGAAGCGGTTGGAGAACCAGTCCTTGAGGCCGAGTTTGCCCTCTTCGCGCAGGTTGAACGGCACGCGCTGCGCGTCGATGGTGTTCTTGTTGCGCACCCGCACCGCGTGTGCGAGCTCGTTGATGATCACCTTGTCGGAATAGGTGGTGAGCGATTCCTCGTTGCCCATCAGCGTCTGGGCCTCGGTGACGCCGTCGCCCTGCAGCTGCATGCGCAGGCCGAAGGTGACGGTGTCGCCGGCATTGGTCGAGGTCTCGGACTTGAGATGGATCATGTTGTCCGAGCCGGTGCCCATGAACTTGCCGAAATAGGTTTCCTTCAGGGCTTCCGCCGCGAGCTTCTTCGCCCACAGCTTGTTGGAGAGTGAGTCGTTCACTCCATAGGTCGTGGATGCCATGGTGGCAGGTCTCCGAATTGATTGATGTGAGGTGCTGGATGTGCACGCATCACGCCTGCGCGTGGCGCATCACCGCGTTTGACGCCCCGGTGGCGGGCGAAGGCGCTTAACGACCGCCAGTCGAAGAGATCGAAACGGAACGTCGAACTATAACCGATATCAGCAGGAAGTTAGCTGAACCCGAGCCCGCTCTACGGAAGCGGGTACGTAGGCTCGAATGTGCCAGCCGGCGGACGTAGCAATGTCGGAAGATCGCGAATATTGTAAGGGCCAAAGCCCATCGTCGCGCTCAATACCGGCGCGCCAATGTTTGCAGAACGCCCCTGTAAGAGCGCCGCTGGGTCGACGCCATAGCCCCGTCCGGACGGGCTCCAGCCAATATTGACTCTCTGCCCTCCCAGCGCAATCGAGGGACCCGTAAGGTACTCGCGTACATTGCTCGCACGTCCGACAGTCACTGAAGGCGTCAGATCAGGCGTCGACACGGCGAATTGCGGATAGATATTGCCGTCTGTATCGACACAGGCTCCCCCACCGAACCCGAATGGCGTCCAGGTGGCACAACCGAAAAGACCTGCAGGCAACGCTTTATCGAAATCGCTCATTCCATCCTCGCTCGCGTCAAGAGACTTCAAATTGGGCTAGGAGCAGCAGCTGCGCTGCGATAAGGCGAAATAGGCCGACCGGTCGCTGCAAGCGGCCAGTTGCTAGACGGCTGTGATGACGAGCAGCGTTAGGTCGGCTAGTCTATTTTTGGGGGGCGCTATGAAAGTCGCGGTATTGCCTCCAGCGCTTCCATGTCGCGTAGCCAAGGGCAACACTCGCTGCCGCCGCCGCGACCGCGCGGCTCAGATCATCCGCGACGAACGAGCCGATCGCGAGCAGAACAAATCCGAACAGGAAGCAGGCGAAGGCCCGCAGGTAGCGTCGCCGCGCCAGGTCGGGAACCTGCCGATTCCAGATGTAGATATCGACGGCGAAACCATAGGTGTTTCGATCCTGCCGGAAATCGAACGGCAGCGCCGGTTCCGCCTGCCGAAACGCTAGCGTCAGTTGCACCGCGCCGACCAGCCATATGACAAGAGCCGCAGATGCCAACAGCGGATACATTCCAACGCCCCATCCGGCTACGGCACACAACAAAAGGCCGCACCACGACATGAAGGTGGCGCAGCCGTCCGGCCGGATCAAGTCGTCGTCGAGGCAAGGGCCCCGGTTCATCGTAGCGCAGCATCCCCACGAGCTGCGCCACGACATGTCGTCGTGTCAGAACCAGCGTTCAGTGCACCGTCGCCAGCGGCACCACGGCGGCGAGATTGCCGGCGGGATCGAAGGCGCAGATGCAAAGGCCTGCCAGCATCGCCTGCGGCATGCCCTTGGCGAGCCGGGCCGCCAACGCGCGTCCACGCCGCATCGCCCCGTTGGGCTTCAGCCAGAACTCGCCGGCGGGCCGATCGAAAGAGGTCAGGTCGGTCAGTTCAAAGCTGAATTTTTGCATCGTGGTTTCTCCCGCGCCAACAACAACCCATGCAAATGAAGGCCGTTCGTTGACCAGGAGTTACTATCCCCGTTGTCCACAGGGCTACCGCCCCGAAAGACGCTGGTTACCGCATACCTGATCGCCACTGGCCACAACCCTCGCGCAACCAACGCACGCGGCAGGCGAACCGCTCACAGCGCGGTATCCGGTTCCTCGCAGCGTGGACAATGCCGGCAGCCGCGCGGTAGGCTTTCTATCCGTTCGCCGAGACAAGGCTATGACGCGGATCGACGAGTTCCTGAAAGGCTGGCGAGGTCTCAGGGAACCGCCGCGTGCGCTGACCGTCAGTTTCGCTGTCGCCTGTCTCGCCGCGAGCACCGCGCTGCGCTTCGGCCTGTCGCTGCTGCGCCCGGACCTGCCGTTCACCCCTTACGTTCCTGCCGTGGTGCTCGCCACCGTGCTCGGCGGCATCCGGACCGGCTCGATCACCGCGCTCACCGGCGTGGCGCTCGGATACGCGCTGCATTTCGGCGCCGGACCGACAGGCGCCGCGAAATTTGCGCTCGCCGTGGTGTACCTCGTGACCTGTGGCGTGTTCGTGTGGGGCGTCGCGCACTACCGCAGCATCGTCGCCCGCCATCGCGCCATCACCGACCGCCTGGTGGCGGAGGAGAGCTACCGCAAGCTGGTCGTCGAGGAGCTGCAGCACCGGCTGCGCAACAAGGTCTCCACCATCCACGCGGTGGCGCGCCAGGCGCTGCGCGACCATCCCGAGGCCTGGGCCCGCATCGACGGCCGCATCCGGGCGCTGTCCGCGACCGACGGCCTGATCGTCCGCGCGGACACCGGCGGCTGCGCCCTGCGCGACCTGCTGGTCTCGGAGCTCGAGCCCTACGGCCATGTCCGCTATACCCTGACCGGCGACGCCATCGCGCTGCCGGCGAAGCTCGCCGTGAGCCTCGCCCTGATCTTCCATGAGCTGGCGACCAACGCCGCCAAATATGGCTCGTTCGCATCGACCAGCGGCCTGCTGAACGTGTCGTGGCGCCAGGACACCGATCGCCTCCACATCACCTGGGACGAGACCGAAGGCCCGGAGGTGCGCCCGCCGGTCGCGGCCGGATTTGGCACCCAGCTGCTGACATCGGCGCTGCGGGCGTTCGACGGCGGCGCCGAGCTGCAATTCCTGCCCACCGGCCTGCGCTGCACCATCACCTGCCGTGTGCCATCCGATCCCGCCTGACGGTCTGACGCAGGACCGCTGTGCACCCCGCGACATTGGCAATCCCGCCAGACTCGTCCAAGATCATGGTTGGGAGGCTGTCCATGGCAAATTACCTCGTGCACGTTCCAGTCTCGCGCATCGTGGATGTGTTCAATGCGCTGAAGCTGCTCGGCACCGCCGAGCTCTACGACTACAAGCTGGTCACCGTGCGCTGCGACATGGACCTCGAGGTGCTGCGGAAGGTGGTCGATGCGGTGAAGCCGGACCAGCCCGCGATCATCGTCAAGGTCGAGGACTTCGTTTTCCAGGGCGATCCGAGGGTCGAGAAGGCCGTCGGCGTCTGGCGCCGCGCCATGCCGGCGAACGGAGCCGGCTTCTGACATGACACCCGACGCCGCCGACACCTGCTCATCTCATCTCACCACCGCCTGCCCGCAGCCGCCCACTTCAACCGCCCATGATGCGTTTTGCCTTGGTCGGATTCTTGGCGCACCACGCCTCGAACTGGTCCATCGGCATCCGCAGTAGCGCCTCCGCACTCATCTCGCTGTCGGAGGCGCCGCCACCGGCGCTGGCGAGACTCTTGCCCGCCGCCTGCCCGCGCGCGATGGTATCGAGCCGATCCTGCCCCGAACCGCCGCCCTTCATATAACCGCGCTGCCTTGCGAGGTTGTAGATCACCTCGGCCGGACTGCGCCGGCTCTGTAGCGCCATCTGCGCCACCGCGAACTCGTCCGCCAGCAGCGCCTGGTGCACCGCCTGCGGATCGTCGTAGCCGAGCGCGACCAATTCCTGCGCCCGGCTCTGCAGCAGATGATTGTACGCCGCCTTGAAGTCCGGCGTGCGGCTTTCGAACTGCGCGGCATCGACCTGATAGGCCCGCACCAGATCGTCGCGCCAGGCGACCTCGCGCTTTTCGTGGTCGGCGGCATCGAGCCGTCGGCGGATATCGTTCACCGCTGAGCTGGTGTTGCGCACCACGCCGAAAATGTCGTCCTCGACCGTCGGCTCACGTGTCGGCGGCGGCGCGGCGAGACGGTCGATGATGGAGAACTTGCCCTTCAGCTCGGCGACCTGCTGCTGCAGGTCACGATTCTGGCGGTCGAGATCGCGGCGACGGCCGCGCTCCTCGTGCAGCGCCGCGAGCGGCACCACGCGCTCCTGCTGCGGCGCGCCCTGCTCGTCATGCAGCTGGCCGCCCTCGTCCGTCGCGGACGGCGCCGCGCCGGTCTCCGCCGGAATCTCGGTCTGGCCGCCGGTGTCGAAATAGCTCTGCTCGTCCGGGGAGAGCTGCGCCCCGAGATCGGTATCGGTCATGCAATGATGTCCTGGCGGTGCTGCCGCCGCAGATGCGCAGGTCCGCCTGCGCGCGATGGCCGGGGATGTCCCGGCAATTACGAAGCCAGCAACAGGATCTCGAGATCGCGCCGCCGCCGCGCGGCCGCTACCTGCTGCGTCTGCGCGGCCTGGCGCTGCGCGGCGATGGCCTTGAGATCAACTCTCGGCGTCATGCCCGGGCTCGACCCGGGCATCCAGTTTGCTGCCTGCGGCGCGACCGGCGGCATCATCACCGGCCGGAACGCCGGCTGCATCGGCCGCACGATCGGCGCCGGCGTCTTGCGCGTGATCCGCGCCAGCCGGCGCTGCTCTTCCAGCTCCTCGAGGTAGTGCCCGACGCCGCCATAAACGAGGTCGAAATTGTCGCCGGTGCGGATCAGCACATTGTTGCCGAACGACCAGATATAAGACGCTCCCGCCGCCGGCATGTTGATCGCGACAGTGAAGCCGTAGCCGGTCAGGGCGAACGTACCCGGCCCCGCCGCGTGGCTCACGCCCTCGGCCACCGGCACGCCCGCCAGGCCATAGCTGCCGCCGGCCGCCTGCCACCGCGCCGCGAAGGTCGCGTTGACACCGCCGACGAGGTAGGCGCCCGTCACCGCCGCCAGCGACGCCCCGAAGCCGATGACGACACCGGCTGACGCATAGGCGCCGCCTGCGGCGATCATCCTGCCGCCGAACACGACGGGCATGCCCGTCAGCGCGTAAGCGCCCGGCTGCGGTGCGAGCGCCAGCACCATGCCCTCGGCATTGCCGGCGAGGCTGTAGGCCCCCGGTCCAGCCGCCAGCGAATCCACAAAGCCGATCGCGATGCCGCTGACGACATAGCCGCCGCCTGCGGCCGTCAGCGCCTCGTTGAACGTCGCAGCAATGCCCGTCAGCGTATAGGCGCCGCTCGACGCCGCCAGCAGGAGGCTCGACAACGGCTTGCGCGGCCCCGCACCGAGGGCTAGGACGCCGATGGCATCAAAGCCGAGCATGGGTCAGAGCTCCGCCGATGCGGTGAAGTCGAACGAGATGTTCGTCGTGCTCGCCGTCGGTCCAAACACCCAAATGAATCCGCTGTCCCAAGGAGTGAGCTGCTGGAGAGCTCCGCCGGTTGTCCAGGATCCAGTTGTTGCGTAGCTGACCTTGCCGGCATTCCCAGCATTGTCATAGGTCGTGAGCGCTGGGGGCACTGTCCGCATCACGGTCGGGAAGCGTTGCATGTTGCCCCAAAAATTGTTTTGAGGCCCCGAGAAGAACACCAATCCGCCCCCGGCGCCAACGTTCGCGCCGGGCGGCGTCGCCTGATTATAGCTCTTCTGGAGGTAGCGCTGGCAGAACGGCATCTCTGCCACGATAGGCCGCAGCTCCGGCGGCGGCGGCGCAGCGTTGAGGCCCACAGGCGCAAAGGGCGTCACCCGGATATCGAGTTCGGCCACCTGCACGAACTTCGACGTCGACGAAAAGTTGTTGCCGAAATCGAAGATCACCTGCAGCCCGTTCGCCGTCGCCGCGCTGGCGGCAAAGGTGTGGGCGACGCGGGTCCATGCGCCGTTGGCGCAGCTCTGCAGGCTGGCCGCGTTGACGTCGGTTGTCTGCGCGCTGCCCCAGTTGTCCGTCGCCGCAACATGCGTGACGGTCAGCGCCGGCGTGATGCTCGCGCCCGTATTGTTGTAGACCTGCGCCTGCACCGTCACGATCTGCGACGACAGCGGCGCCGCGACGAGGCTCTCCAGCCGCTGATAGACCAGCACGTCGGTGACACTGGCTGCGCCTGTCACCCTGAGGCTGTAGGCACTCAGGAGCCGCCCGGCCACCTGGGTCACAGCCACCGCAGCGCCGGTCGGCGCAACGATCCAGCCATCCGCCGTGTAGCCACCGCCAGTCGACAGCGACGTGCCCCGCTGCCAGATATCGAGCGCGGCATTGCGGAACTTGTTGACGAAGCCGCTGCCGGTCGACGCCAGATTGATCAGGTCCGCCGACAGCGCTGTGCAGTAGACGTTCGGCGCGGCACTGAAGTTGATGGCCGCCGTGGTGCCGGCCGAATTGGCCGTGATGGTGGTGCGCGCCAGCGTGGTGGTGCCGCTGGTGTAGGTGCCGAAGCCGATTTCCCACTGCGTCAGGTCGAGGCTTTGCGCCCGGTAGGCATAGACGCCGCCAGTGACGGCGCCGGCTGCTGCCGGCGTCTGGTAGCCGGTCAGCGCCACTGAGACGACAAAGCTGCCCGTGCCGCCGGACGTCGGATTGAAGCCCACAGCGTCGATGAAGCCGCTCGCCGCCATCAGGCAGTCTCACCGTTCAGCGCGTTGGCGATCTGCGCGATCTGCTGCAGGATGCCGACCAGCGGCGCCTCGAGCGCGGCGATCTGCTGGTCGAGCGGCGCCAGCGTGGTGGCAAGGCTCGCCGCCGCCTGCGCCACCGCGGCATCACGCTGGGCGCGGATCGGCGCCGACTGCGCCAACGCCGTATCGCGCTGCTGGCAGAGATTGCTGAACTGCTGCTTGAGCAGCGTCAGGGTGTCGGGAGTGGTGGCCATGATGCCTCCTGAGAGTCTGAGCAGACGATTCTCGGCGCAAGCCACACCCACAGCGTCATTGCCGGACTTGATCCGGCAATCCAGCTTGCTCGCAAGACAACGCGAGCTGCTAAAGCTGGATCACCGGGTCAAGCCCGGTGATGACACTGAGAATGTGGAACCGCCTCCTTACGCCAGCGTGAACACGCCGTTGGTCTGGTCGAGCGACACGGTGAAGCTGTTGCCGGTGGTCAGCGTGATCGCGGTGCCATAGTCCCACCAGGCGATCAGGTTGCCGGCCGCAGCGGTGGCGTTGTAGAGCACGGCCCATTCGAACGGTCCGAAGCTGCCGCCCGCGGCGGTGAATACGACCGGCGACAGGATCAGCTTGTACGTGCCCGACGTGTTGCCACCTGACACGAACACCGCCTGGTTGCCGCCGGCCACATAGCCATTGCCAGCCGCGATCTCGGTAATGTTCGCCTTGACCGTGTTGGTCGCCAGCGGCGCGGTGTTGGTCAGCAGGATCTTCAGCGTGTCGCTGTTGAGGTTGTGCACCTTGGTGGCCATGTCGGACACGAAGGAATTGAACTTGTTGTAGGCTGCCATGGGTCGGTTCCTAGCGCCTGAGCCCAGCCAAGGGATCGCCTGCAGGCATCATATTCACGTCCGGCACCATGCTTTTCTTCAGTTGAAAGATTCCCGATTTTATTCGGAACGCGTCTTCCATCCCTCGCCGGTAGAGTTCGGCCTCTATGGTGGAGCCGGGCGGCGAACGCGGCCAATTTCGATGGAAGGTGGGAAGTTGTCCAACATCACGGATGAGCTTCTGATCACAAGCATTCATCCCCTCATCGGATGTACCGGCCTGATCATAGCAAGAGTCATGCGCGCGGCAGATTTCATCCATGCTATCGATCGGTTCGGCAGTCCCCATTTGGCTGCCAGGCGGAGAAAACTTTCCACCACTCCACTGCCCCCCACACCAGTTTCCATAGCGCGGGCCATCTTGATACCAAACCCGCCCCGCACCGGCATTCTGGGCCACATCACTCACCGGGATCACGCCAAAGGGCGCGATAGATGCACCGCCGCGCGAGCTCCGAGGGAGAGGATATCTGTACGCAGCAGTCCCAGTACCGAAATCATCAAAATCTGGCGCCACTCGGTCGCGAACATCGGGCGCCATTTCGATCAGATCATCAGGCCTGTTAAGCAGGCCGAACATCAATCGCATGTTGGTCTCCTCGCTAGTGCTCGTAGGACGGCTGCACCGAGGCAGCACGAAAAACCATAGATCCACTCCTATTGCATGGGTGGACCGGGCTGCGCGGCGTCGACCGCGCCAGCTTGATTCGTGAGCCCAGCCGGCATGGCCGAGCCGGGCTGTGCGGCCGCACCGGCCTGACCAACGCCCCCCATCGGCATCGGCGCGACGCCGATGGGATCGCCATTCTGGTCGCGGATGATCTGCTTAGGCGCGGTCATCGCCTGCGCGATGGCCTGCATGCCCTGCTGGAATTCGCTCATCAGCGACATCAGCAGCGTGCCGGCATCCGCCTGCGCCGGCATCGGTGAGCCGTCCGGGCCGATGGCCGCGTCTCCCATGGCCCGTAGGTTGTCCACCGCGGCCTTGCGCAGGTCGATCTGCTGCCGGGCAGCGGCCTCGCGCTGCATACCGTCGATCTTGGCGTCGGTCAGCGCCTTGTGGTTGGCGATCTCGGCCTGCGCCTTCTGCTGCTGCAACTGCAGCTCGGCCTGGGCCTTCATCTGCTCCGGATTGGGCTGCTGTTGTTGCTGTTGCTGCTGCTGATTGATGCTGTCGGAAATGTCCTTCTGCGCCGAGGTCGGCAGCGGCGAGTATTTCAGCAGCGCCAGCCACGTCGCCGGCGGCAGCATCTTGCCGATCACGGGCAGGATCTGCTGCAGCATCGACCAGGTCGCTTCCTTCTGGTTCGGCGAGCTCGGCGCTTCATCCACGATCACATCGTAGGTGGCGTTACCCGGCTGACGCACCAGCGGCACATATTGCTCCTGTTCCTGGCCGACGATGCGGATCAAGCGTCCATCGGACAGATAGTTCTCGATCAGGTACAGCAGCAGCCGCCCCTGCTCCTTGCGGTAGCGCCGCAGGCTGTCGAACAGCGGCTGCAGGATGGTCATCGACGACTGCTTGCGCTGCAGGTCGAGGCTCGCCGCCTGGCTCGCGCTGTTCTGCATGCCCAGCAGCTCGACATTCACCCCGGAGGTGTCGCGGATCGAGGAGATCGCGAATTCCATCAGCTGCCAGGTCGCGCTCGGAAACTGCGACTGGGGTTTTGGCGCATAGCGGGCGTTGCCCGCGGACAGCGCGCCCTGTTTGGTCCAGGTGATGGCGTCCTGCCGCGCCCAGGTCTGCTCGGCATCGGCGTCGTTCTCGAAGAAGCCACGCTCGGCCAGGATGCCGCCCTTGGCCGAGGTATTCAGGATGTGCATGGTCTGCGACATCCACTTGTTCGCCCAGCGCTGCGGATCCTTCATCGGACGGACGAGGCCGTAGAACGTGTTCTTATTGCGGTCGCGCTTGCCGGTGATCGCCTTGAACGAGAAATGGTCCTTACACGGCGCCGGCCCGATCTCCAGCAGCACGCGGCCGAGGAAGGCCTGCTTGTAGACCTTGCGCGTGCCTTGCGTGTAGCGGATCTGGCCGCCGACATGTTCGAGCTTGGCATTGAGGTCGTCGAACTGCTCTTTCTCCAGCGTCAGGATGTTGTCCGGACTGGTCGGATCGACCACCAGCCACACCGGCACGCGCTCCCACCACTGCGCCCGCACCATGGTGACGGTCTTGTCCGATGGTACGCCGTCGCGAACGTCGTCCTTGTCATAGAAGCGGTTGTTGACCTCGTGCGGCTCTTTTTCGTCGGCGCGGTCGACCCACGACGCATTGTAGTCGGCATCCTCGAAGTGATCACCCGGGCACAGCGCCCGCGCGTCCTCGATCGGAATGTCGCGGCGGATATGGAACACGCGCCGCATGTCCACCAGGTTGCGCTTGCGGGCGCTCGAATCCCACACCACCTCCAGCGGATCCAGCCGCTCGATCACCGGCTGGCCCTCAGGCTCCTCCTCGTAGTCGAGGCGCGTCTCGGTCCAGCCCATGCCGCAGATCACGGTGTCGCGGAAGGCGTCGGATTCCTCGTCCTCGGCGTCGCACTGGTCGCGAAACCATTTCGCCGCCGCCGTCAGCACCTCATTGACCTGCACGTCGCCTTGGGTGCGCGGGATGAACCGCACCTCCTGCCGGTTGGCGACCTCCGAGCCGGCCACGCTGTCGATCACCGGCTCGATGCGGTTCATGACAATGATCGGCCGGTTCATTTCGCGCAGGCGCGCCTTGTCCTCCTCCGACAGCTGCTCGCCCGAGGTGAACGCAAAATCCTCCCGCGCCGCCTTGCGCCAGTCGGACTGCTGCTCGAAATCCTCGAGAAACCAGCCGCGCAGACGGCGGAACAGGCCCTCTGCGTCGACCTTGTCGCCGGCCGGCGCGGCATCGTCGTCCCGATCGTTCATACCGTCCACGCTCATGACGATTCCCATGATCCGCCGCTGCTTCTGCGGCTCTGATACCGCCCGCGCGGCGTGACGGTGGAGGCTTCGACGAAGCCCTGCGCGAAGGTGCGGAAGGCATCGGCGCCGTGGGAGGCCCAGTTATGCAGGGGCTTGTCGCGGAAGACCGCGCGCTCTTCGTCCCATTCCTTGCGATAGTTGCGCAAGGTTTTCAGCCCGCGATCGCAGCGCACGGGATCAATGACCGACTTTGCCAGCAGCCGGCGCACGGCGTTGATGCCGTCGTTGATGTTGTGCACCCGCGGCACCGCGATCGGCGTGACGCCGAGGCCGACCAGGGTGTCGAAGCGGCTGCGGCCGTTCGACAGCTCGTTGTTGGTGACATCGTGTGGGAAGTAATGGTCGCCGAAGGTGACGCCGTGCTGCTCGCGCCACTTGTGCAGCTCGCCGACATAGTGGTCGAGGCCGTAGCCACTCGCCTCGTAGTAACCGATCCAGCGCACCTCCAGCCCCACCACCTGGTTGAACCAGATGGTATTGGCGTCGTTGAAGCCGAGATCCCAGGCCGTGTTCACGGGATAGGCCGGGTCGATCGGCACGCGCGTCAGCCGGCCGTCGAGCTCGAGCCGCGCGAGCTGCTCGGAATAATAGGCGCCCTCGATCGCGGCCTCGAACGCTTCATCGGGCGTCGAGGGAAACTCGCGCTTCATGTCGCCCTGCTGCTGCTCGGCCTTCTTGACATACCAGGCCTTCTGGTCCGGCGTCAGCGTCACGCCTGCCGCCTGCAAGCCCTCGAAATAGTTGGCATAGGCCGGGGTGATCTCGACGCTCGCCGCGGGCAGCGTGTAGGCGGCATCCTCCCACCACGGCGAGAAGTGAAACCTGAAGTCCATCGCCGTCAGCGCAGCGCCGGTATTGGCGCGGGTGCGCGCGGCCTGGCACAGCTCGAAGAAGTGGCCATCCTGCCCTTCCGCCGTGCTCTCGATGAACACCAGCTGGTTCTTGTCCACGGTGTTGAGCGCGCCGGAGCGCACCTCGCGCGCCTTGTCCGGATACTTGGCGCAGATCTTGCCGTATTCGGAGACGTGCAGGTACTGCAGCGTGCCCGAGCGCAGCGAGGTCGAGACGCGGATGCCGGAGTTGTTGCCGAGCAAGAGTTCGCTGGCGTTGTCGTTCACGATGGGGACCACCGCCTTGATGCCGTCGGGCAGGTTGTCATAGGGAAAGCGCACCTTGTCGCGGAAGATCACCTGCGCGTCCGACAGTGTGTGGGCGATGGTGCCGGCGCGGACGTCGGAGTTGAACACGCAGGCGTCGAGCATGAACAGCTGGATGAAGGTGGTGAAGCCGCGCTGGCGCGCTTTCAGGATGACGTTCTGGTTGTGCATGCCGTCGAACAGCGCTTCCTGCGCTCCGTTCATCCGGAAGTTGATCCGTCGTCCTTCCTTGTCGGTGATGACGTAGAGGTTGTTGAGACGCCAGCGCCGGTCGGAGAACTGGTCGAGCGCCCTAAGGAAGACCGCGCGTTCGGCCATCGATCGTCTTCATCAGCGCCGCGAGGTCGTCGCCGGCCTCGTGGGTCGCCTTGAGGTCGAGGCGATCGCCATAGACCTTGGGCAACGCCTTCGACAGCAGCCAGCGCCGTGTCTCGACGCGCAGCCGCGCGCGCGACACGTGTTCGTGGTCGACCATCGGCTCGCCCTCGCCATTGGCTCTACGGCGCGCGATCCAGTCGTTGCGGCTGTCGTCGGCGATCTCCAAAATCTCGTCGGCCATGGCGTGGTAGCCGATCTCGCGCGCGCTGCGATAGCGCGCTGCAAAGCCGCTGCGGTCGTTCTGCACCCAGCCACGCACAGTGCTCTCGTCCGGCATGCCGGCGTCGCGGCAGACGTCGCGCAGCGTGCGGCCGGTGCACAGTTCGGCGCAGATGCGCTTGGCGATTTCAGCGGTGTAGAGCGTGGGGCGACCGGTCAT